ATTTCTACCCAAATTTTTTATTCTAACGGTTCTTTCTTTATTTTTTCGTATCGGTGAAGTTGGCATTTTTTTTTATAAATATACATTTATATTTATTATTTTTAAATTGAAATACTTAATTATATTTCAATTTAAAAATAATGATATGTTTCGTTTTATTTTTTGTTTTCGTTATTTGTTATTATTTAAATGAATTAAATTTAATTACTGTATGCTAATCCACCCATACCAGACATGATACGTAGAACGTTGTAATTACGAGCATATACAGTCAACAAAGCATGTCCGCCGTTCTTCCAAATAAGTCCTGGTACAACAGATGATTCAAGTTTATCACTATTATCTACTTCGAATTCTAAAATAGTATTGTCAATACGAGAGAAATTGCAAGTTCCAGATGGCTGGTGTTCTTCTGGGCGTAGAGCGAATGAATATAGATATAAATTAGAGTCTGGGATACGTGTATGGTGAATGAATGGCTGCCATTGACGGAAGAAAAGAGCCGAACGTGCTGGATTAAATCTATAGTGACCATTTAGACGTAATACCGCCTGTGTTAAAATATCATTACCTAATTTTTCATCACCAGATTCAGTATTCGCGAAGTTAAACCAGTCCGCTTCCTGGATATTATCTTGACGCTGGAAAACCCAGCATAGTTCTTTACAAGGATGATTGAATGATAGTCTTTGAGAATGGGTTTTTTTAGTTAAATCAACCGAAGTTTCGTTGTGTTGAACCTGTTCTATTAGGTATTCGTGGGACATTTGTGCAAAACGGCGACGTTCATCGGTGTCCAGATAAATATAGTCAACATATAATTCAATCGTCGGGTTTGAAACGGTATTTACGAGTAGTGTCCATTCGGCTTTTGGAACGTGATTTCCGTCCTTGTCAACAAGAACAACTAAATCTTTTAGGTCCCGGAATTGGAATACAAAACGTACTTCGTGGTATTGAAGGGCAATAAGGGGTAAAGATAGACCAGCGTTAATGTTAAACCAGAAGTCCAGAGGTACGTGTAATTCTTGCGGTTCAGTAGCGTTTCCTTTAAGTAACCATCCACTCGCATCATTGCCTCCAACCATACGTTTGTAACCCGACAATTTTTCCGAAGTCATTGTAAGTTCCTGCCAGATGTACATCCATAGACCATAATGCTTATCTATTTCTTGACCACCGATTTCTACTGTGACATAGTTAATTAAAGCCAGACCTACAAAATTAGTCCAGCAAAGATCGGCGCCGGTTAGTGTAGCCGATGTGGAAACCGAAACTCCTGTTGGTGCCCAATTACCGCGTGACATAGATGGTAATCCAACTCTTAAGTAAGCGGAATTAATTAAATCACCATTACGTGATATAATCGCTGTAGCACGCTGTCCCCACACTGGATTACCAGAAAACGTTTGCTGAATATTTTCCATTGCGAAATTAGTATGGCGACGATAAACAACTTTGAAAAAAGTAATTTGTGGATTACCCGTAAGATATATATCTTGAGCACCAACAGCGACAAGTTGCATTAATCCTCCACCCATTGTTTTATTATAATATAAGAAAAGAAAAAAAAAATGAAAAAAATTAATTAATTAATTTTTAATTAATTAATGCGGATTAATTTTTAAAAAATAACTATTTTCATTTATTATAATGAGTGACGAATTTTCTGATTCAATCGAAAAATTTCGGTCAGTAGGTAACCAAGAAAATAATATACATAAAGGCTCCCGTGGTAACATGGTAAATCCTAACCAAGATCAAATGCCCTTAATGATACCACCGGGTGGTCCTACACAAGAACAAAGACAAGTAATGACTAAATCTGGTAATCTTAACGGTATTACCCAAGAGCAAAGACAGGCAATGGCGCAGCAACAGGCAATGGCGCAGCAACAGGCAATGGCGCAGCAACAGGCAATGGCGCAGCAACAGGCAATGGCCCAACAACAGGCAATGGCCCAGCAACGTGTTATGACACACCCAGGTATGCTCCAACAGCAAAAAGAACTTTTTAATAGCGATAAACCAAAAACATTTATGGACCGTATTAAAAAATTAAAAAGTAATGATAATTTACAAGAAATGTTTTTGTTAGCTATATTATTCATTATTTTTTCCACCGGATTTTATAAAGATAATATTACTAAAATTCCATTTGTATCTATTGACGGCGGGTGTTTAAACACAACTGGTTTATTAATTTCTTGTATATTAATATCTATTATATTTGTAGTAATTAAAACTTTTATTTAGTTCTTCTTTTGCTTGGTAATTTTTCTTTATTTGTAAATTGATTATACCACGTATTTCTTAAATCATCAAATAACGCATTTATATTAATATCATCCGTATTAACTTTATTATTTTTAATTATTTTAGTTTTATCTACTTTAATTTCTTTGAAATTTAATATATCTCTTATGTGTGGAGTACAAGGAATAACTCTACTGGAATAATCTTTACAAAAACCCCATTTTCTACCATCCATAGTATCGCATTTACAAAAACATTTTTGACAAATGCCGTCCTTCTTTAGTTTGAAATAAATATGTTCTGAATTGTGATTTTTACCTATATTTGAACAATATGTACTATGACTATAAATTATATAAACACTTTCATCTTCTAAATAATAAATTCTTTTAATATCTTTGGTACTGTAATCTTTTATATATGTATTAAAAAATTTTAATATTGCAATATGTTTAGGGTCATTTTTATGTAGTCGGTTCCAATTACCAGATTTTTCTGTATTTGGTCCATCAAATATATCAAAATCTTTACAGCTTTTACAATCCTTACAATCCTCTTCATAAACATCGCAATTTCCGCATTTTTCATTATCTAAATTTGGATTATTAACAATATTAGTTATATCCGTATCATCTGTTATAATACTTGTATTATTAATTAACATTAACAAATTATTTTCTAATTCAGTTTTAAATTCTGTATTAACCAGATTGTTTTTTAATGTTAAAAGTAATTTATACGGTCTTCCTTCACATATAAATTCTTTCGTTTTAGATACAAAATGACCTTTTTTTGACCCAGTCATACGTAATCCGCTTGATGTGAATACATGCTCATCTACTATATCATTAATAGAGTTTTCAAACTCGTCTTTAAATTTTGTAATTCTATGAATACAAGTTTTTCTAATTTCTAATGCGTAATTTTTATTAATATTAATATCGGGAAAATGTAAATGAAATCCTTTTTTAATAAATTCTTTATGCGTTACATTTTCCGGATTTTCCACGTTTTTATATAATTTTTTAACAATTTTAATATCGGCGGTTGTAATTATACAATCGTAATATTTTCCGTAAAAATCGTAAATAACATCATTCATAATTTTTATAATTTCTAAAAACAAATTTGTTTCATTATCAGTTTTATTTACTTCATCGTATTTTTCTTTACTTAATAAAAAATCCAAATCGAAAAATAATTTAAATATATTACGTTTACATTCTACGATATATAAATTATAATCCTGTTCAATCACTTCCGCATATTTTTCATTAAATATATTGATATTATCATTTTTAACATACAGTGTATATCCATTTAACATTAAATGACTTGGCTTACTATCTTCATTATCTTTCGAAAACTGATTAGTAATTTTTAACCATTTTGTTAAATTATCCATATTTAATATTAAATAGGTATAATCCTTAAATACATTTTTATAATTCTAAAACATTACTGTTATGTATGAATTATACGTACAAACAGTTTTTGACGCACATAAAGACAATTCTTTTCTTTTAGGACTCGTCTTACTAATTTCCAAAGTTTCTACCATATCTTTGTCAATTTGTGAAATGTTTTCAATCGCATAATTCATTATACCATTATCAATAAACCACCTAAAAAAATTAAGTTGCCCTACAGTGGTTACTAACTCATTCGGATTTGATTTATTATTAAAAGTATCGTTTTCTAATACTTTCCACGATAAATCTGGAATATTTATAATAATTCTTTCCCGGCGACAA